TGGTACAAGAGTTTCAAATACACAATGGAATAACCTAAGATCAGATATTTTACGTGCTAGACAGCATCAAACAGGTACAGATTTATCAAGTTCTTTAACTGTTCCTTATTATGAAATAACAGTCACAGCTACGCAAGGATCTAGTGTTAATACTTTAACTACTACTAGTACTACACAACTTGTTGCAAATCTTCCTGTTATTTTTTACGGTACTACAATTGGCGGAATAGTTGCAGGATCTAACTATTGGGTTAAGGAAGTTGTTAACTCTACTACTTTTAAAATTAGTGCAACTCAAGGCGGCGCCGTTTTTGCATTGACTACAGGTATTGGGTCTATGACTTGCCGTTTTGGTGGCACAAAAATTACAGAAGCTGATCGTGCCGCATATAAACTTGCCGCACAAACTGCCTACACTAATAGATTGGCAACAATGCCATTGAATCAAAGAGCTCAAGTTACATTATATCCTACAAACAGCAATAGATATCAACTAACCTGGAATGGTATAATGTCACATACGTCAAACGTGCAGTTTGCCACTTATGACGATTTAAGATACTTTTTTAACGGTGGCGGCTTTATAAGAATTTATACTGAAAGACGTAACGGCACCGGCGGCACAAAAAACGCTACATGGACTACAATGTTAGATCCTAGTAGCGGCATGGGCCGTATATACATGAATTATAACTCTGTGTACAGTCAATATGATAACGGTAACTCTGGGCAAGGTACTGGGTTTACTGGAGGATTTTATTCACTGACTACTTCGGATCAACTAGTATTTCAACAATTAGCCCCGTCTGGATTCTATGCTGATAACAAATTTAGATTATATGCTAGATTAATTAATGGTAACGGTGGCACCAATTCTTGTATCAGATTTACTGCTCAATGGCGCGACGATTCTCTAAATCCAAATCCTACTAAGTATGGAACATTTGGACCCTTTGGTGTTGATGAACTAGTTGACGGGGATTTAGAAATAACTATAGATGCATTTTATCCTGATGGAACAAATGTAGCAGTTTCGGCACCTACTGCATCCTTAGCACAAAATCAATTTGTGTCAACATCATCACCTGATGACAGGGTAATTTATACTATTGTTCCTGACTTTACTAGTGTTAATGAAGGTAGTTCTGTAACATATACAATTACCAGTCAAAACGTTGCAGACGGAACTAGAGTCTATTGGACAAATCAAGGAAGCACAACAGCCGCAGACTTTACTGATGCAGTTAATAGCGGATATGTAACTATAAATTCGAATACAGCAACGTTAGTAAGAACATTGAATAATGACCTAAGTTCAGAAGGCCCAGAATTTATTACAATACAGTTGCGTACAGGGTCAACTACTGGACCTATTGTTGCATCCGCTTCACAAGTCAGCATTAACGATACTTCTAATACGCCTGTAATTTATTCTATTACACCTACTCCTACAGGAACACAGAACGAAGGAACTTCAATTCTATATACTGTAGGTGCAACAAACTTAGGTAACGGTGTTCTTTTTTGGACTAATAACGGAACAACGTCTGCCGCTGACTTCACTGATGGACAGAATAGCGGTTCTGTTTCAATTGTTAGCGATGCAGGCTCATTTACTAGAGTAGTTAGAAACGATGCATTGACCGAAGGCGGAGAAACTGTAATTATTCAATTGCGTACAGGTAGTACTGCTGGAACAGTAGTTGCTACAGCTTCAACAATTACTGTAACTGACACGTCAACAACATTACAACCTGCATATACTGTAAGTGCTTCTTCGTCTTCAATAGACGAAGGGTCTAACGTAACAATTACACTTGGAACTAATGCGGCAGTACCTGCAGGCTCTTTATGGTGGAGAATTACCGGCACTGGCATCACTGCTACTGATTTAAACTTAACAAGTTTGGATGGAGTTTTATCAGTTGATCAACCAGGTACTAGTTATCCTATTGGTTTTTCAATTAGGAATGACGGAACAACTGAAGGCGCCGAATCATTTACTTTAACATTCTATACAAATTCTAGTAGAACTACACAGCTTAGTGCTACCGGCAATCCTGTAACAGTTACAATTAATGACTTGTCAACTAACTTAGCCTTGTCGTCTCCTAGTGGTATTAGTAGTGCAACTGCTGGTAGTAGTTTTACAAAGACTGTATCAGCATCTGGCGGGTCTGGATTGTATACATATGAAGTAACTGACGGTCTTCCACCATACGGAGTAAGTTTAAATACTGCGAACGGTAACTTAAACGGTGTTCCTCGTTTTGGACATACTGCAACATATACTATTACAGCAAGGGATAGCCAAGGATATTTTGGTTCAAGATCTTATACAACTACAGTATCTCAAAATCCGGTAGTTACTGCGCCTTCAAGCATTAGCCGAAATTCTTACTGGTTTTGGCGTATTGATTACGGAATTCCGAGCACTTCATTCTCCTGGACAACTAATGGTAGCTTCGGTGGCAGTGGAACGTTAGACGCTGACGGAACATACTCAAACTTTGCAACGTATGGCGGCGGCACCGGTACATTTACCTATGTCTTTACGTTCTCAGGAAGTGTCCAGCGTACTGTAATAATAACTTCTAACTAAAATATTTTTTCATACCTCTTGACAAGCTAATTACTATACAGTAAACTAGTATGTCTGGAGGTTTCTAATGGATGAAAGAATTGAAAAAGCATTTTTGGTTGCCAACCATATGGCAACATTGTCTAATCAACGCAGAATAATTTTAGAGGAATTTAATCAAAAGCTAGTTTATTATATTAACGGCGGAACCTTTAAAATTACCCCTGAACTTATTTCTTTTACAAAAATTACTTTAGATTTTGGCCACACTACGGATGTTGCCTTTGTCGATGCTAATAACTTTCCAATTGTAATTGCAGACGTACAAGAATTTTTTGACAATATAGTTGGAACTTATTTTGAAGTTTTAAACGAATATTCTGCTAAATTTACAGAAATTAAATCTAAACGTAAAGTGGGTGATATAATTGGCCTCTAAAGGTGTTGTACTATTTGCACTTAATAACGGCGGCATCGACTATGTTAAGATTGCTGCCTTTGCAGCCGAGCGAGTAAGAAAATATCTAGAAGTTCCTATTAGTATTGTTACTGATAGCCCAGACTGGTTACACGAATCTTGCCCAGACCACTGCTTTGATCAAATTATCGTTCATAACGAGGAACCTCGTTCAGTAAAAGAATTTCACGACGGATCGATTTTTTCTAAGAAGTTAGATTGGAAGAATTTTTCAAGAAGTAAAATTTATGAATTAACTCCGTATGATAAAACTCTAGTCATTGACAGCGATTATATTATTAATTCAAGTATGTTAAAATTAGCATTTGACAAGGATGCTGATTTTCAAATTTACAAGGGCGGCTTTGATCTTGCAGGATGGAGAGATCAAAAACCGTTTATTAGATTAAACAGTTATAGTATTCCGTTTTATTGGGCAACTGCTTTTGTCTTTGAAAAAAATCAAATCACCGAATCATTTTTTGATCTAATAGAGTATATTAAATTTAATTGGCATTACTACAGGATATTATATAATATCGATTCTACTGCTTTTAGGAATGATTTTGCCTTTAGTATTGCAATTCACATTATGAATGGAAAGACAGATGGCGGCTTTGCAACTGACTTGCCAGGCACTATGGTCTATACTTTAGATCGAGACATATTAGTTTCAATTGAAAATACTACAATGAAGTTCTTAGTAGAAAAAGAATCTCATAGGGGAGAATATATTTTATCTAAAACAACAGGATTAGATGTACATGTAATGAATAAATTTAGTTTGTCTAGATTTATAGATGGAGGTAGCGGTGTCTAAAGGATTTTTAGTTTTTGCACAAAATACAGATACTGTTAATTATTTAGAACAGGCGTATGCGCTAGCCTTATCAATTAAATTTAGCCAGCAACAAGAAAAGAATATTTCAATTGTAACAAATGATCCTGTGCCTGATCAGTATAAAGAGTTGTTTGATAAGATAATACCAATACCTTGGTATAAAGAAGGAAACAGATATCATTCTGAAAATAGGTGGAAACTTTACCACGTAACTCCTTATGACGAGACAATAGTATTAGATACTGATATGTTACTATTAGAAGATATATCAGAATGGTGGAGTTATTGCTCCAACCATAATTTGAAATTTTGTTCAAGGGTTAAGAATCACAAAAATGAAGTAGTTGTTGATACTTCTTATAGAAAAGCATTTGTAGAAAATAAATTAACTAATCCCTATTATGCTTTACATTACTTTAAAAAATCAGATAGTGCTTACGAGTTTTATAAAGTTTTAGAATTTGTATGTAATAATTGGGAATGGTGCTACACTGCATTTGCTCCTAATGAATACCAAAACTGGTTAAGTATGGATCTTGCTACAGCCATTGCTATAGAGATAACAGGGTTTTATGAAAGTGTTAACGATGTTTGCAGTCCATTAGAATTTATACACATGAAACCTTTATTACAGAGTTGGGACTATACTCCTGCTAATTGGCAAAATACTGTTCATGCCCTGCTTACTAAAAAGGGAGATTTAGTTGTAGGCAACATTAAGCAGGTAAAGTTATTCCATTACGTCGAAAAAGATTTCTTAACACCAAAAATTATTGAAAGATTAGAGGGGCTCAACTATGGAAGTAGATGAGTTTGGTTATAAGTATTACATTTATTATGATAAAAAAACTGGTAGCATTTTATCAGTGACAAACAGTTTTAATGATAACTACGAGCATTATCTCGAAGTTAGCTTTGATGATGCTAAAGGATTTTTAAGTGGAAAACAACAGTTTAAAGATTATCAAGTCGGGTATCAGAAAGACTCTGGCAAGCCGACTGTGCTTTCTTTAATTAACGAATTTTCTGGTTATACATTTAACAACAAGATCTTTGAATGGATAGACCAAACAGACAAAGATGCAGAGTGTATTGTTGAATGGAATCTTAGAGATAAAGTTTGGAATTTTAGTCTAAGCCCAGGTTTTAAAAATACATATAATTCTATTGTTTCAACAAGACTAGTATTTTTTGTAACATTAGAAAATGATCCAGACTTTTTAATAAGAACAATTTTTATCAACAGTCAAGATTTGTTAGGTTCTAATGTTTTTACTGTACCGTTTGAAAGTAAATTTGAATATAACATAGATAAAATTTCTATTAGTAGTAAATTAGTTTTTAACAGTTATAAATTAAAGGTTATACATGAGTAATATAATTAAAGTAATTGACCAGGATATTATTTTCTTGAGTTACGATGAACCAAATGCAGAAAAGAATTATGCAGATTTGTGCAACAAGGTACCTTGGGCAAAACGTGTTCATGGAGTTAAAGGTAGTGACGCCGCGCATAAAGCCTGCGCCGCAAAAAGCGAAACAGAATATTTTGTAACCGTAGACGCTGATAATATTGTTGACCCTAAGTTTTTTGAAGTTGAAATTAATTTAGACGAATTGGGCCTCAGCAGTGAGAATGTTTTTAGTTGGTGCGGAAGAGTACATGTTAACGGACTTATGTACGGCAACGGTGGGCTAAAAATGTGGACACGTAAGTTTGTTAATGAAATGCGTACACACGAAAATTCAGATCCTAATGATAAAAAAGGTTTAGTAGAATTTTGTTTTGATGATCGGTATTATCAGTTTAATGAAAATTATTCAGAAAGTTTTACTAACGCAACACCTTTCCAAGCATGGCGAGCAGGATTCCGTGAAGGCGTTAAGATGTCATTAGATCAAGGTGCAAAAGTAGAAGATGTTCGCAAGGTATGGTGGCAAAACTATCAACGTCTTTTAATCTGGTCAACTGTTGGCGCAGATGTTGAAAATGGTATATGGTCAATTATAGGTGCTCGTGAAGGGTGTTATAAAACAAATTGTACTGATTGGGATTATGCTAATGTCCGTGATTTTGAGTGGTTAACTAATTACTGGGCAGAACAAGGATACGGTTCTGCCACTGATACTAAATATCGCTTAGAGTGGTTAGGTGAAGAATTGCGTACTAAATGCAAGATTGAAATCGCAGACCTAGACAGTAACGGCAGTAAATTTTTTAAATCTGTTTACAATAACACACCAAGAATAGTTCGTACTAGAAATGTATGATATCTTTTTTATAGGAAATAATGACAACGACTTTAATCAGTTAAAGTCAAGATTTCCTACTGCAAAAAGAATTGTAGATGCTGATTTATTTCAGGCATTGCAGACTGCTTCTAAAAAATCCTTTACAAAAATGTTTTGGGTTGTCTGGGACAATCTAATTATTTCAAAAGATTTTAATTTTAATTATAAAGTCCCTGTTTGGGATCTTGAATATAACCATATTTTTAAAAACGGAAATTATTATGATGGCATTTGTTTATTTCCAAAGAATTTAAAAATAAGCAAGCGTGAAGCAGATTACAGATTTTTTGTAAACAAAAAAGAAATAGATGTTGTTGCTAGTACTCCTAAACCCTATCAGAAATTTTATATTTCAGATTATGATCAATATATTACAGCATTAGAAACTAGTGAAACTGATATGTTTTGGGCAGTATGGCCTAATATAGAAGTAATTGACGAGTCAGTGTTTGATATAACTTTTAGCTTTCATAATACTTACGATCGACAAGAAAATCATGTTTGGAAAAATTTATGTAACGATGCTGAATCTTATATTAGCGGATTGACACTATTCAGTAAAAGTAAAACAGTATCAAAAAGAGAAGTTAATTACCGTATGTTAATTAATCGAAAAGAATACGATGCTGTTGCTAGTAGATTTAGATATCCTAGGTACTGTATTAACAGTTACAATGAATATTTAGAAATACATAAAACAGAAAAACAGCCTTTATTTTGGTGTACGTGGCCAGAAATAGAAATACTCGATGATAAGATTTTTGATTTTTATTTTGATCCTTTAGATGGCACTTACAATTATGATCGAGAAGAAAACCATGTTTATCAAAATAAAGACATAAGTGAAATCAAGTACAACGGCCTAATGTTAATGTCAACATTAAAACCGCCTGTGTCTAAAAAAGAAATTGAATTTAGATATCTTATCAATAAAAAAGAACACGAAATTTTAGCAAGTAAATTAAAACCATATGACGTTGTGTTTATATCTTACAACGAACCAAATGCTGATTTAAATTTTAAAAACTTGTTAAAAAAATGCCCGAGAGCAAAACGTGTTCATGGAGTACGTGGAATACATCAAGCACACATTGCCGCCGCAAAACTTGCAACAACACCTATGTTCTGGGTTGTAGACGGTGATGCAAAAATTGTAGAAGATTTTGATTTTGACTTGCTCTTACCTCAATATGACAGAGATATAGTGCATGTGTGGAAAAGTCAAAATCCAGTTAACGGATTAGTTTATGGTAATGGCGGTGTAAAGTTATTACCAACTGTGTTGACATTAAATGTTGACGTGACCAGTCCAGATATGACTACTAGTATAAGCCCAAGGTTTAGAGCAATAGATAAAATATCTAATTTAAACAACTTCAATACAGATCCGTTTACTACTTGGCGTTCTGCATTCCGAGAATGTGCTAAATTATCTTCTAAAACTATCAGCGGACAAATAGATACTGAAACAGAGGAACGATTGAACATATGGTGTAAAGTTAGTATTGGAGAATACGGCGAATACGCAGTTGCAGGCGCACTCGCCGGTCGAAAGTACGGCCAAGAAAATGCCGGTAATAAACCGGCATTATCAAAGATAAACAACTATAGTTGGCTTGAAGCAGAATTTACTCGCTCACAAACTCACCAGCCATTGGAAATATTTCAGCAATAACTTTAGCGCATTCTCGTGCAACTTCCATGTGTTCTAGTTGAGTTCCGTTGCCCGATCTTAATTCGATAAAGTGTACCCAACTACGTAGTGTGCCGTTCATATACAACCTACTTACTGTATTACCCTCTGGAAGGATAGCGCGAGCTTGTTCTTTAGCAATACCTTTTTCGATTGCTTCAGCATAAATTCTACGAACATTTTCAATAATAAATTTTTGCTGAGCATCCCACCAAGCAGATAATTCTTGATCGTTTGTGGAAATACTATTTTGACGATTTTTTGTATCTTGAAGTCTTGCCTCTCGAACAACAAAGTCTAAATCTTTAGTTGGATCAGCGTACCGCTGACTAAACTCTTGGAAACTAAAACTTCTATGCCTTAAGATTTGACGAGCAATATCTCTAGTAGTTTCAATTTCTAAACAAGCCGAAACCATTTCTAGCGGACTCCAGTGTTTGTGCTTAGTAAGATATCTAATCAATTTTTCACTAGTTTCTAGATTAAATTGATTAGATGGATTACTTACTCTAGCACAAAATGCAATTAATTCTTGTGCATCACCGATACCTTCATCGTACATAACTCTACTAGGCTTGCTTGAACTAATTAATTTTACTTTCATTTTAATTTTCTTTCTTTAAGGAATTTGCTAGTAACTTTTTCAACGTCCTTACGAATTCTGTCTGTATCTAATTTGAAGTCGATATTGTCAATACGTCGTTCGTAAGACTTGTGCAATTCAGACAACGATTTTTCAAAAGAGTCCCAACCCTCTCTTTTGATTTTTTGAGTGATTTTAATTTCCCAAATTTTACCGTCTTTAAAGGTAATTAAAACCGCGTTAAGATATCTGAGAGGCAAAACATGAAGTTTTATCTCTCCGAACACTTCGGGCCAACAATCAATGACGTCTTTAGGAAAAGATTTTCCAGATTTCGTCACGCTTCTACTTTAGTCTGTTTCTTAACTGTTGGAACTAATGCTTCTGCTTGTCGGCGAAGTTCTGCGGCTTGTTTGCTTAGCCTATCAGCTTCACTGCGGAATTTCTTAGCTTGTGCTTCTGGGGTTGATAAATCTTCAACTTGGTTAACTGTTGTTGGTGCATTTTCACTAGGTGCAACCTCGTTAACAGATGCCACTTCTTTAACATCAGCTTGCTTTTCTGGCTCGGCTATGGCTAACGAATCAACCGTTACACCGCGTTGTTCTGCAATGATTTGATTTAGTTCAGACAATAAGATTGAACTAGAAGTTGTTGGAATCATCTCAACGTCACTAGTTCCTACCTTAATAAGACGTCCTTTAGAGTGTAATGCTGGTAGCATACGACTGCCATCTGGGAAGAATGATCTATCTAGTGCTTCGGCAAATTCATAAGCCGCTTGCGCCATCGGTCCTTCTACTAAATTGATGATAGAGTTGTGCATGTCGTCTGGTAGATTCTCTGTCGGTACTACTAAACAACTATAGGCATCGCCTGGTAATGTTCGGTAAGCAACTAGGACCTTTTTTCCTGAGGCTCTAATTCTTCCTACGTGTTTAAGTGCTTGCATAATTTATGCTCCTGGTGTTTTTTGTGCGTCTGCTTGTTTGGATACTTGATCTAAGAATGCAGTAAGTTTAGTATATGTTTGGCCGACAGCAACCATTTCATTTGGTTTAAATGCACCGCGAGAGCTTGCAATATCAATAATAACTTTCATTGCTTGAAGATCGTTAATGCTTAGGTCGTTATTACCAGCTTGTTCTTGCGGCTGTTGTGCTTGTTCTTGTACGTTATCGGTCATGGTATCTCCTTAGTTATGTACGTATATAATTATCTTATCTGTAAATGCGGACAGGCAATTTTGAAGAAACTTAAATCTTTCTCAGATTCAAATCCTATTACAGTAGTATAGATGAATGATTTTTTATCGTCAAGGGCTATTCCTTGACCTATATAGTATCTATTGTTTAAATAGTGTTTAATCCAGCTGTTTAGGCTCTTTGTGAGTCCCGGACTAAATTTATCAATTGTTGTATATTTAAAGTGAGGAGCGGCAAACTCAACCCTGCGTAGATCAAAATAATTAAGTGGGTTAGGTTTGCCGTTTTTTAAAGCCATTAAGCATTTTCCTTTAGAGCTTCGTAGTACGCATATTCACCAAACGGCGGAACAATAGTATTATTGCCGTGAATAATGAATACTGTATCGCAGTAGTTTTCATCGCCCCAGCTACCCCAAGGATAACCATCTGTAAACATGATAAACTTTTTAGGTTGAATATCATGTGCCTTCATGTAATCCCAGTTAGCATCAAACTCCGTACCGCCACCGCCTTTGACTTGATAGTCGTCAAACTCATCGCAGTTGTAACCATTAAAGTCGGCCTCGTTGTAAACACGAGTGTCAAAGCACCAGAGCTTCATATTAAAGTCTCGGAACTCTTGCATAATGCCTTTAATTTCGCTAATAAAATCTTTAGCTTGCTCATCGCCAATGGAACCAGACATATCAATTGCTACGCAAATATCAATAGTGGTATCAAAATTTTGACCTGGCAACACAGCGTTCATGTGCCACCCTTTGCGGTTAGGACGCATAAAGCTAAAGTCATTCTTAATTGTACTTTGAATTTGCTGGCGCAAAATTTCACGCCAGTTCATCTTAGGCTCAGTAAGTTCTTTAATCATTCTAGCAATGCTAGCAGGAACATTACCTGCACCAGCGGCTTGTGCCGCTTGCATTACAGCTTCACGCATCTCATCGCGAATTTGTCTAAGTTCGTCTTTACTATATTTAGGTTGACCGTTTTGACCATCTTGGTCGCCCCAGTCAACGTGATCGTCGAGCAACTGACCTAGTGCGGCTAATTGTTCGTTGTCGTATTTTTCAAAAATATCGTCATATACTTGTTCTGCCGACCAACCATAATATTTAGAGTCGTGAAAGATTTTAATATCAGGCAAATTATGATCGCCGATTTTATCTCTTACCAATTGACCGTTCACGCAATAATCAGTTGCGGCATTAAAAATACTACGGTCTCTGCCCTCGTTTCTGCTAAGGTGGTCAAAGACATTATGCAAGATTTCGTGAGCAATTACAAACTCAACTTGTTTAACAGAGAGCTTATTAAAAAAGTCTCGATTGAAATAAATGTGTCTGCCGTCAGTTGCGGCTGTAGCACACCACTTTGACGCCTCTTCAATGATAAGACGTGTAGCCATGTTACCAAAGAAGGGGTGTTTAAGAAGTAGACCTACTCGTGCTACAATAATTTTGTCTATAACTGGATCTAAGTGTGCCATTTTAATCCTTTGTTTTCAATATGTATATATTATAACAGGACCCGTAGGTCCTGTCAACTGAGCTACGCCAAATTACTTTTCAGTTGCGGCGCTAATATACTTACCAAACTTTGCGTGGAAGTCATCGAAACAACTAATTTCATCTGGATCCAGCGGCAATTTGTATTGGCTCAACGCAACCTTAGTTCCCATAATAACCAATTCAGTTTCAAAATTGTCCATCATAAACTGGAAGAAACAGTTAACTTGGCTACTCCAAGTTTTGTTAGGACCATTTTTATCGCATGAATCTTTCAATTCATAGCACAGGCTAACAACTAGCGAGTACTGAGCTGAAATTTCTTTTGAATCCATCTTCTTAACCTTACCACTCAAAATGTCGGTAGGGTTAGGCATCTTGCTTGCATGTTTGCGGTGCGCCATAAACTTAATAGCAAGACCTTCACCAACGGAACCGCTAATCAAATCAGTTAGTGTGTCGTTGTCAACGTCATCATCAACTAGCAATTCGCTGACAAACGTCCATGAACGAGGAGTAGCAAATGCACGGCTCGAACTCTTAGGATCAAAGTCGTACAAGTCCTTTTTGCTAAAAGACAAGAAACCAACAACGTCTTTGTGAATCTTATTTTCGGTAGCCCACTCAAAGTAGTCTTCCCAGTCTACAGTTAGCTCCAAGTGAACGAAGCGGTTAGCCAACGGCGCAGGCATACGATAAGTAACACCCTTGTCAGTTTCACGGTTACCAGCGGCAACTAGAACAACATTGTCTGGAAGTTCATAAGTACCTACACGGCGATTCAAAACAAGTTGATATGCCGCGGCTTGTACGCTAGGTGCCGCAGAGTTCATTTCATCTAGGAAAAGGATAACCTGTTTATGCTGGCTAGCCAAATCTTTGCTAGGAAGCTCAACTGGAGGAGCCCAACGCATAGTATTGTCGTTGGAATCAAAATAAGGAATACCTTTGATATCAGTAGGTTCCCAAAGTGAAAGACGAACGTCAATTACGTGAGCATCTAGCTCTGAACCTAGTTGTTTAATAATGTCAGATTTGCCAATACCTGGAGGGCCCCACATAAAGATAGGACGCTTTGACTTGAAAGCCTTACGCAAAGATTTTTTAGCACCTTTAGGGCCAACGGTGCGGCTAATAACTTCTGCCATTTTATTTCCTTTAAAAAAGTGTTACAGGGAATGTGTTGTGTTATGCTGTTATTATAGTACCACTAACAGCCGATGTCAAATACTATTTTGGTTAGATAGCTCTTTTTGACGCTCATTCATTGCTTTAACTAGTCCAAATTTACGAATGTCGTCCGAAAAAACATAGAGCTCAAAACTCTTTCTTTCGGAGAATACAGTAATACTTTGGGTAGTAAGGAAATACGGACAGTCTATATATTTTTCTAAAAATATAAGAGTTTGTGGACTAAGTTCAATTGGTTCTGTAAACGGTATTTCGTACATTTTGATTTCTAATGTATTTGTTAAGAAATCAAAACCTTCTTCACTTAATCTTAATGCT